CTCGTCGCAGCGCAGTTTGAGCGCGCGAACTTGCTCGTCGGCGGACATATCCGGCATATCAATCTCCTGAGGTTCATCGACCGCGAGTGCATCCATTCGCGCCGCGGCCTCGCGGCCTGCGCGTGCGTTATCGAGTGCCGTCGCGACGTGATTCACCGTGATGTCGGTCTGGATAGCGTCGTAACGTTCGCCGTTCGGCGTATAACCGGGTTTCTCGACGAGCTCGCACTCGTACCCGGCGCTGACTTGGTTCTTGCCCGCATCCATCGCCGCGATCGTTTTCGCGTCGTAGATCGCGAGCGGCGCGATGATCCAATCGCCGTCGCGGCGAATGCTCTCACCGACAGCGCCGACGGCGTACGCCTTCGCGTTGGTCGCATCGAGCATCACCGGCGGATGCTTGTGTGTTACCGGCACGAGGCGCAGCGACTGCATCGAACGCGTGACCTCGGCGTCGGGGCGGTATTCAACGCGCGTGCTGCCGTCCGCATTGCGGTAGGTCTGCACGCCAGTGCGAGCGATCCGCGCCTCGACTACGATCGTGCCGTCCGCTCGCCGCACAGGTGCAGCGAGAGTGCCAACATCGATACGCCGAACGCGCATATGGCGGTATCATGACTTACAGCGATCCTTGCGCAAGGCAAGTCGTGTTCCGCAGTAGAGCCCCAGTCCCTCAGGCACCATAAGCCATAGTGAATATTGCAATACTGCGATAAAACCAAAACAGCCGATCGCGTACATAGTGATAGACCACCACGCCGCAACGTTGGCCGCGCCGAGCTCGACGGCGATCACATACCGCGCCTCGGCGAAGTCAATAATCATCGCCGAGACGAACACCGCAATCGCGAGTAGCGCCAGCATTTCACAACCTTGATACCGCACGATGCCGGGCGCCAGCGGGCTAAGTTTTGTTGGAATACCCCACGCATCAATGCTATATTTCTAGTGCACGGTCACGATGCCGATTGGCAGCGCCCGCGTAGCCCTTGAGGCACGAAACGCGGCCGTCAGTTTGATCGTGCCGCCATGCCCGGTAAGGCGTGAATCCGGGCGCCCCTATCGCCGCAGGATGCGTGAAGTGATCGAGTTGATGAGCTGCCCGGTATTGATGAGGATCTTGTTCTTGCGCGAGCCCTTGTTCTTGACGGTGGCAGGCTTCAGCGGCGCCCATTCCTTCGGCTGCGCGTTGATGTAGTTCTTCATCAAACCGACGGCGTAACGACCAAGCATCTTCATCGCGGTCGTCTCGTCGATCTTCCCCTTCAGGAGCAGGGTCGTGATGCGCCGCTGCTGTCGTTGAAGGTCTGCGGCGCGCTCGCGCAGCGCAGCTCGTATAAAGGAACGCTCGGGGATGCCCGCGCTTGGCGCGCCGAATTCATGAACCTTCGCGATGCGTGCGATCGTGCCCTCAAAGACGCCAACGTCGACGCGCAGGGCGTCGGCGCGGTTGATGCGCGCCTTGAGCGACTGCCACGGCTTCAGGTTGATCTTCACGGTCATCGCTCGAGCTCCTCGAGAATATCGTCGAACACCGGATCCTCGTAACAGCGACAAGCTACCTCGACGCCCGGGCGTTCCGGCGGGTGCCGGTGCTCATCATAAGGAGGGTTCGGTGCCCGCGATGCTTGATCCCACTGCGCGTGATGCGGGCGCACGGCTCCATCACGCATCGACACCCATCGCCATTGATTCAACCCGAGCTCGGCGTTCGCGGCATGCGCGACCTGCGCGTTCAGCTTACCGATCTGATCCCGCGCAATGAGCCGGGCTCGTGACTCGGCGACCTTAAATCGCTCTTCGATCTCGACGGCAAGCTCCTCGTGCCGTTGCCCGCTGCCGAAGGCGCGCATGATGATCTGCTCCACCTCGTCGGCGGGACGCGAGGCGAGCGACTTGATCAGCGCAACGTTCTCAGCGACGAACGCCTTCAGCGGATCGATCGCATCGGTATGTGGTGTGCGGACCGGCGCCAACATGCCAAGGTGTTCGAGATCCACGCCGAGCGCCGCGCGGACCTGGCGCGCAAGCTGCGCACGCTGATGTTCGGCGACGCGCCGTGCGAAACCGGCGATGGCCTGCGGCGCGAGTACACGTAGATGATGTCGGAGCTGATCAATTAGATAGTGCACGCGCCGCGTATCACCACGCTGAAGCAGCCCCGGCAACTCACTCAGCAGCGGTGCCATCGCGCGGCGCATGTTCACGACGACGCCTAGGAGCGCCTTCGCATACTCCACCTCGATTACGAAGGGGAACTGCTGCCGCGGCACGCGACGGCGCGACGTGTGTTGTCCACGCCCGCGCAGCGCCGAGACCGCTCGCGCTAGCTGTCTCATCGCTTACACATCCCGCACTTCGCAGGCGGCTTCTCGTAGCGCTCGCGCGTCACCATCAGCGCTTTGCAGAAGTAGCAACTCCAGATGTGGAACGGCAGACCGTAGGGCGACGCCTTTGGCTCGGTTTTGACGAAGACGTAGCCCATCACTCCTCCGCTTCACCCGTACGCGCTTCGCGCTTCGGCTGATCATCAGGGTTCGGGGCACCAGGCGTCGGCTCGGGCTCCGGCGTGACCGTCGGTGCGACAACCATCGTCTGCGCCTCGCGCGCCGCGAAGTCGATCTGCGTCTCGAAGGAGTACGTATCTCCGCCGAAGCGCGCCTGCGCGGTTTCCTCGGGCGACTGCACGCCCGCCTCGATGTAGATCTTGTCGATCTCCGCCTGCGTCTTGCGCGTCTCGATTTCTTCTTTCTTGCTCGGCTCCCACAGCGGCGGGAACTCCACGCACCACGTATCAGGCTCGTTGCCCGCGGTGGGACCGTCACCGGCGAGCAGGCACCATTTGATCAAGCGCTCGATGAGCGGCCTGAGACGCTCGCGCAACTGCTCGACGCGATCGTAAAAGAACCGGATGTCGGATTCGCCGGTAGCGTTCAGTCCCGCCGGCGCCTGCCCCATCAACAGCGATACCGGCATGTCCGCCGCCGCGGCGAGCCGCAGCATCAGCTTGTCGAGCGTGTCGGGTAACCCCGCCATCGTCACCGCGAGCCGTGAAACGTCATCCTCCGAATCAACCACCCACGAGTTCAACACCGAGCCCGCGTAGTTCATCGCTTCAAGATGTGCCTTGAACTCAGGGTTCGTCGCCTGCGTGGTCGCGAGACCTTTCAGCTTGAACACCACCTGCGAGAACTTAGCGAGCAGCGCCGCGGCGCCGCCGAACGAGAGATCGAAGTCGGCGAGCACCTGGTAGACGCGCGACAGCTTGTTATCGCCCCACCCCGGATCCGTGCCGGGCTGATCTTCCTGCGAAACCCTGATACCCGGAAAAATGATCAGGCGCGTCTCGTGGATGTAGGCGCGGGTGCTTGAGGTGATTCCGCCGCGTGTTGCGAGCGGTAGAACCTCGTAGATCGCCGGCTCGCCGTGCTTCGGATGCAGCGGATCGTCATAGTAGTACGCTGGTCGCAGCTGCCGCGGCTCGAACAGTGCGAGACGCTCGATCGACGTGATGGCGTTCTCGTTTAGCTCGGTGTCGAGCTCACCTTGCGCGCCGGTCATCACAGGCCAGATCGCCGCGCCGCCGTAGGCCGCTTCGTATTGCAACGCCTTGATGAAGATCGGTACCAACCCATTACCTACCCAGCTCGGACCTGGGATTTCCTCGAGTGCGCTCTCAATCTCGTCCGCTTCCTCTTTCTTACCCTCGCCGAGATTCAGCTCGAAGCCGCGACGCAGCGCCTCAGCGGCATGCGTCTCGATCACTCGTGCGGCGAGATCATTCGAACGCCACAAGCTGCGCACCGTCGCGGCCGGCACGATGTCCGCTCGCGGACGCGCGCCGCGGCGAGGGTCGCGCGCCGTACCAATGTTAGTGACGACGTTTTCCCAGCTGTCAGTACGCTGCTGCGTGCGCGGCGGGCGCCCCGCAGGGTTTCCACTCACCCCTTTCCTGAAACGCCCTGCTTTTGTCCTGATACCGGGCCGATTCTTGCGCATACAGGAAGGTATGCATCACGCCGTATCATACCGCCACCTATGTAATGTGTCCTACCAAACCCAACCCGGTGCAACAATTTGTTGCACTACACTTACACGCGTAAATTTACGTACTTAAGAACAGTCTATGCCAAGAATCGGTCGGCATCAGCCGCCTTTCGGTTGCACTCGGCATCCACTCCGGGGTACGTCCGGATCATGACAAAGAAAAGGGATCCGGAACTCCTGGCAAAGATTGAGATGCTGCAGCAGCAAATGCAAGCGCTCGTCCATGAGTTCAAAGAGGGGGAGGATGATGCCGACCGTGACGATCACGCAGCTCCGCGACTCAAAGAGCCGCTTGATACCGACCTGATCGACCGCGTACGCAAGATGTTACAGGATCGGCCGATGGCGTTCGCGGACATCGTCAACGCAACTAACGAGAAAGAAAACACGATCAAGGCAGTGCTCACGAGGATGCAACGCGACGAAGAATTGCTTCTCAACATCGGGCAGGCGAACAAAGCGCTCTGGTTCATCTTCGCGCCCCGCGTCGCGTCGCGCGTCCTCAAGCGCCTCGACGAGCTCGGTGTGCGACCTGCGTCGGACGCGCAGCGAGCCTAGAGCGCCCGTAGTCTGTTCTCGTAAATCTTAGATTTTCCGTCGTAGATCCGCACGATTAGCTCCTTATGATCGTGCATCACGTCGCGAATCAGCGGCGCCGGCGCATAGGGACGGATGATCTCGAAGATCGCCGCGGCATCCGCGTACGTCAGCGGTAGCGTCGGCGTCACGCCGGCGAGTTCGCGATCCAGTCCACAGAAATCTCGCCGCTGAGGGCGTTCCCCTCCATCGAGACTCCGGTACGCCGATTCCGCTTCTGACCCCGCGTACACGTTCTCATCGCCTCGAGCTGAGCCGTCGACGGGATCCAATGTGGCCCCCGCAGCCACATCAGCACTCGGCGCATCGGCCAACGCCGGATATCCATCGCGTGCAGGTGTTCGAGGGTGTCTGCCCATCCGTCGAGACTTCGAGAATCGTGCTTTAGACGCATGCACGGAATAGCGCCCGTGATGCCGCGCGTATTCCAAGCGAGGTATCACGATGCCTTGGAAATTCACGGATGAGGATCGGGCGCGGCTGCAGCCTTTGCTCGACGACGCGATCGGACGTGCCAACGCCGGCATCACTTGCATCTGTGAGCTCACAAGCGACACCGTCGAGCGGATTCAAATGATGCAAGGATTCTGCGAGGCACTCACCGATCGCGTTTGCGAGGCGATTTATGCGCAAATCGACCGGGGGGAGTGGATTGCGCGGGGCATCACGAGGCGCGACGAAATGAGTATCACCGTCGAGGTTGATGCCGCACGTGCAGTGCTCGACGGTGCGCAGTTCTTCAGAATCAGCATCCAGCCGACGGAGCGACTGTCATGAGTGACGACGATGTTCTCACGGTGTCAGAAGCCGCTAAGTTCCTGCGCATCGGTCGGAATCAGCTCTACGACGCGATCGGGCGCGGCGAAGTGCCGCACCTGCGTGTCGGTCGAACTATCCGTTTACTTCGGTCCGCGCTTCAGCGATCCTTGGGTGGATCGTGCGGAGCTGCATCAGAAATGAGGAAGTGATGCCAGCCTACCGCGACAAGCGAGATGGTACGTGGCGATACCGCAAATGGATCAAGCGACCGAACGGAACGCGGATCCGTATCACCGGCACGCCGACGACCGACACCAAAGTAGCCGCCGAATCGGCCGAGCGTCAACACATCGATCGGGTGATGAACCCGGAACGGTATGCGAACACGGCTGCATCGGCAGCGTCCGACGAGAAAGCGGTGCCCACCGTCGAAGAATTTGCGCCGAAGTTTGAGAGCGAGTACCTGCCGCGCAGCAAGCCCACCGAACGCCGTAGCAAGAAATCGATCATCAACGGCGAGGGTGGTCTCGTCGAGCACTTCGGTCCGCTACGCCTTGACGAGATCAACCAAAGTCACGTCAACGCATACGTTGTCGCGCTAGGCGAACTGTCGACGAAAACGATTAATAACAAGTTGACCGTGCTCTCGACGATGCTGCGCTACGCGCACGCGCTGGGCTTGATTCCGGCGCCGAAGGTGAAATGTCATATCAAGTCGATGTCCCCTGACATCGTCGCGGTGCCCGCGCAGGATGTAGCGCGGCTCATTAGCACCGCGGCGGGCCACGCTCTGTGGCCGGTGCCTCCATGGTTTCGTGTTGCGGTACTGCTCGCCACAGAAGCAGGCTTGCGAATCGGCGAGATCCGCGGCTTGCAGTGGGGTGACGTCCGCGCGGGGCAATTGACCGTGCGGCGGGCGATCGATCAGGCGGAAAACGTCACGACACCCAAGCACGACAAGCGCCGTTCGGTGCCGCTGTCACCTGCACTTGAGGCAGCACTCGAACGCCTGCCGCGCCGCGGGTTGTGGGTGTGCTCGGATGGGGATCCTTGGACGTATGACGCTGCACTCGCGGCGATCAACGCGCTGTACACGGTCGCCGGAGTAGCGGTGCCCGTCAGCGAAACCGGCGTGACCATGCCGTGGCATTCGCTACGGCACACGTTCGGCACCGAGCTCGCCGCGCGCGGAGTCCCTGTACCGGTGATCAAGGAGCTGATGGGGCACGCCGACATCAAGACGACCATGCGCTACGTGACCGTCACCGGCGCGCAGCTCGACGCCGCAATCGAGACCGCGTTTGGGCAACTGGTGGGCAACAACCCGTCGCGTGAAGATCGCAACACTCACGACAA